TATCGGGAACAGCAACAGCTACAACATCTAATAAGTTAGTTGACAGTACAGCTACATTTATTAGGCAACTGTTGCCTTCATCATTTACAGTAACTGCAAAAAACACGACAGACAATACTTCAGCGACAGTATCTGCTGTAGACAGCGATACTACGCTTTCTTTGAATAGCAATATATTTGAAAGTGGTGAAAAATATACATTAACAGTAACAGCAACTGCGAGCAATAACACACCGTGGATAAATTTAGATGGATATGGGTTTTTTAAGGATGGTATAAATCCAGGTAGTTCAATACTCACGGATAAACAAGTCTTAATGACAAACTCTACAATTTACTTTAAACAAGGTAAAGATATTATTATACCTGTTTACGCACCAAACCAATCGACACTGACTTTTAGTTTAGGTGGTGTATCTAATGTGTTTTGGAATAGTGTAGATGAGTTTTGGAATACTTATGAAAATACTTGGGGAAACATAATAACACCAATAAAAATTACAGATGGGGCTGTAAAAGACTCAGGTACTGCTACAGGTACAACTACAAATAAACTTGTAGATAGCAACCAAAACTTCTTAACTACTGTAAAGGTTGGTATGACGGTATACAACAGCACGGATAAAACAGTAACTAATGTTACTGCTGTTGATAGCGATACCCAACTAACTTTAGCTGATAATATTATGGCAACTGGTGAGGTATACCAAATACAAGATGGCAGAAGTTCGGACAAAATTCAATACGTTGTAATTTCACAGACAAGTGGTTTTACAGGCGGAACTGTAACTGTGACAGATGGATTAGGTAAATCGCTTAGTAGAGTTATCACGCTAGAAGAAATAGCTTGTACTAAATTTACACCATTTAGAGTTATATTCTATAATAGGTTTGGAGCATTACAAGACATTATATTCAGTAAAAAATCTGTAAGACAACTACAAACCAAATTTGATAAGTTTAAAAGGAGCACCATAAACTTTAACGAAGCTACTTTTGCTTATGATAAATACAAAGCACAAAAACAAAGAATAGATATACAAGGTGAAGAATCAATCACGCTAAATACAGATTTCTTAGAAGAAGAAATATCTGATCCAATACAAGAGCTTTTAATGAGTCAGCAAATTTGGATAGACGAAAATATTGCAAATACACAAACATCCGTAAGTCCAGTTATAATTAAAACTTCTGATGTTGAATTTAAAACAAGTGTAAATAATAAACTTGTAAACTACACAATAGAGTTTGAGTTTGGAAACGATAAAATACAAGATATTAGATAATGTACACTATTCAGTTATTTATAAAAGACAATGATGGATCTGATGTAAGAGTGGATTTGTTTAAGGATGAGTCTGTAACTATAACACAAACTATACAAAACATAAGAGATATAGGTGCAATATTTACAGATTTTACTAGAACATTTAATATACCTGCTTCACCAAATACAAATAGATTATTTAAGCATTATTATAATTCTGATATTGTAAGTTCAACCAATAATTTAATTTCTGATTTTGACGCAAGAAGCAGAAAAGATGCAAGAATAGAATTAAATCATACACCATTCAAAAAAGGTCAAATAAGATTAGATGGTGTTCTTATGAAGGATAATAAACCTAATTCGTATAAAATTACTTTTTTTGGCAATACAGTAAAACTATCAACTGTCCT